CATCCTGACCGGCAATCATCAGATGATGATCGCGCCGATTCTCTCCTATGCACAGCAGGGCGGGGCAAATCGTAGCGTCGAAGAACCCGCGCACACGATCACGGCCAGCGCGAAGGATCAGAATGTGGTGCTGGCACCGGTGCTGGCGGCCTATTACGGACGCGGCGAAGGGTCGGACGATCGTTCTGCTCCCCTCGACGAGCCTGTGCGAACCATCGTGACGGAAAACCGACACGCGCTCGCCGTGCCGACGCTCGTCGGCTGTGGTGGGCGCGCCGGGCAGAGCCGCCCGCGCGGCGGCGACGAGCCTGCCGCCACGATCACGGCCAAGGCCGACGTCTGCGTCGCCGCGGCGTTCCTCGCGCAGCACAATAACGACAGCAGGCGCGACGGCGGGGTCAATCCCGGCCGCTCGGCAGACGAGCCCGTATCGACCATCACGGCCAATCCGCAGCAGGGCGTGGTGGCTGCCTTCGTCTCGCGCCAGTTCGGAACTTCGGTCGGGCACGGCATGGAGGAGCCGACGCACACGGCCACGGCCGAGGTGAACAAGTCGATGCTGGTCGCGCCGCATCTGATGACGATGCGCAATGCCGGCAAGCCTTTCAATGGCGCCGACGAGCCGACGCACACGGTGACGGCGGGCGGCGCCGGATTGACGGTCGTCGCGCCTTTCATCACCAAATATTACGGGGTCGAGCAGGAGAGCGTGCACGAGGAGCCGCTGCACACGGCCACGGGGAAAGCGCGCTTCGGCCATGTCGAGAGCGAACTGTCCTGGCCGCCCTTCAACGATCGCCAAGCGGTCCGCGCGCGCCAGGTCGCGGACATTCTGCGCGCGCACGGCTTCTGGGATGACCGTGAATTCGTGACCGTCGCGATCGGCGCGGAGACCTTCACCATCGTCGACATCGGCATGCGCATGCTGACGCCGCGCGAGCTGTTTTCGGCACAGGGCTTCCCGCCCGACTACATCATCGAGCTGGAGCACAACGGCAAGCCCCTCCCGAAAAGCGACCAGATCGCCTGCTGCGGCAACAGCGTCTCGCCGCCCATGGCTCGCGCCCTCGTCGCGGCGAACTGCGGGCATCTCATGGAATGGCGGGAGGCGGCGGAGTGAAACAGCCGACGCTTTTCGAGGGGGCGAAGCGCCTCGTTTACGACGAGGCGATAGAGTTGACCCTGCAATCGCTGCAAGCATACGGCCCAGCACACGATCATTGGGGAATCGCATGGTCGGGCGGCAAGGATAGTTCGGCGGTGCTCACCCTCATCGTGCACCTGATCGAGGTTGGCCGGATCGCTGCACCAAAGACGCTGACAGTGTTCTATGCGGACACGCGGCAGGAACTGCCTCCACTCGCCATCGCCGCGCGGAAGATCATGGATCAATTGGCGGCGAGGCATATACATTGTGAAGTAGTAGTTGCGCCGCTCGACAAGCGCTTCCTTGTCTACATCCTTGGCCGAGGCGTTCCGCCGCCAAACAACAACACCCTCCGCTGGTGTACCCGTCAGATCAAGATCGACCCGATGGCCGAGGCGCTGGAGGCGAAGCTCGACGCATTGAGTGGCGGCATCCTGATGATAACGGGCGTGCGCCAAGGCGAGAGCGCGGTCCGCGACCAACGTATCGTTATGTCCTGCGGCAAGGATGGAGCAGAGTGCGGGCAGGGCTGGTATCAGCAGGTTCTGCCGAACGCGAAGGGCATTCGCGGGCGCATCGCAACGTTGGCGCCATTGTTGCACTGGCGTGTCTGCAACGTCTGGGACTGGTTGCGCATCTATGCCCCTATGCCCGAGTACGGCGGATGGGCGACGTCGGCGATCGCTGACGCCTATGGCGGGGACGAGGCGAACGAGATCAATGCTCGGACGGGCTGCGCTGGATGTCCGCTAGCCTCGAAAGACCTTGCGCTCGACACGATCGTAGCGTCGCCGCAATGGTCATATCTCGCTCCGCTCAAGGAGTTGAAGCCGCTTTACCGGGAGCTCCGCAAGCCGAAGAACCGGCTGAAGAAGACAGGTCTCGAATTTCGTCGGGATGGCACCGCAGCCGCCAATCCGCAGCGGATGGGGCCGCTAACGTTCGCCGCCCGGGAAGCGGGCCTCAACACGGTGCTTTCGATCCAGTGCCGGGTGAACCTTGCCGCTCGGGATAGCGGGCGGCCCGAAATAGATCTGCTCAACGCCGAAGAGGAGGCGCGCATCCGCGAATTGATACTTGCACGAACCTGGCCCCAGGGATGGGACGGGTTCGAGCCGACGGCTGATACGCCGATGGGCAGCGTTTATAGGGACGGCTCAGTTCAGCCGTTGCTGGTGTAACGTGACCCTTCTCCTCGACACCTTCATTGAGGATGCGCGCGGCGTCAGCATCAAACAGGCGGCCGAGCGGCTGCATCTGAAGTTCCGGCAGTCCGGCGTCGAGCATCCGCAGACTTGCCCAGCCTGCGGCGGCAAGGATCGCTTTTCCTTCAACACGTCGAAGAACAAGTGGCATTGCCGCGGTGACGGCGTCGGCGGGCAGGATGCGATCGGCATGGCCGCGCATGTGCTGGGGCTCGACCTGAAGCGGCGGAAAGACTTCCTTGATGCCTGCGCGGCGGTGACCGGCGAAGCGATACCTGCCGGCGAGGAGCAGGCAAGCGATGTCGAACGCGCGGAGCGCGAGGCGCGCCTCGCCGAGCAGCGGCGCAGGAACGCCGAGGACGATGCCAGGCACGAGGCGCAACAACAGGATTTTCGCGAGCGGGAGCGCAGGAAGGCGCGCGGCATCGTCGAGGCGGCGACGCCTCTCGCCATCCTCGCGCGCAGCCCGGCTCATTCCTACATCCACAAACGCGGGGGCCAGGTACCAGGATCGCTCTGGCTCCGCTTCTCGAACGCCCAGCCCTATTGGCACGGCCAGGGCGGCGGCAATGACGGTCCCCTGTTCGAGGGGCCGGCGATGGTCGCGCCCTTCATCGACGCGTCGCTGTCGATCATCGGTTGCCACATCACGTGGATCGACCTCTACAACCCGCCGAAATACCGGCCGCTGGTGACGGACGTCGCCACCGGCGCGGCGCTGCCGTCGAAAAAGATGCGCGGCTCGAAAAAGGGCGGCTTGATCCCGCTGGCAGGCAGGCCCTCGGCCGAGCGATGGGTCGGCGGCGAGGGGATCGAGAACGGGCTGGCTTTCGGCGCGTGGGAGTGTTTTCGCGAGGACACCTTCTATTTCGCGGCAGGCGACCTGGGCAACCTGGCTGGCCCTGCCGAGCTGTCGTCCCGCTTTGCGCACCCGACGCTGACCAGACCGGACAAGGCGGGTCGGGAACGGCCGGTGATGGTGGCGGGGCCGGTGCCGAAGGCCTGCCAGGCGCCGGATGACGCCATGTTCGTGCTGCCGCATGTCACGGAGCTGGTGTTCCTGGCCGATGCCGATTCCGAGCGCGTCATGACGGCAGCCGCCATGGCGCGCGCCCGCGCGCGATGTCACGCCGACGGCCGCCGGATCCTCGTGCTGTGGCCGAAGCGCGGCAGGGACTTCTCCGAACTGGCATTGGAATTCGAGCAGGACTGATGGCGAAGAAAAAAGCCGGCGGCACCATGCCGCCCGAGGTCGCCGCCATGCTCGACATGGCGGAACAGCAGGAGCGGGCGTTCGATCCCCGCACCCCATCCGATGACGATGCAACTGTCGCGGAAGACGATGGCGAGCCCGGGACGGCGCCGAAGGATCGGTCCAAGGTCGACCTCGATGTCGTCAGGGCTTGCGCCGCGCTCGACCATTCCGACACGGACAATGCCGAGCGGCTGCTCGCCCATTTCGGCGACGACCTTCTTGTCCTGGCGCAGTCCAAGGCGCGCGCGGCCGCCTTCGCCGTGTGGACCGGCACGCATTGGGACATCGAGCTCGGCGGGCCCAAGGCCATGGCCATTGCGCAGCAGATCGGCGGACGCATCGCGCTGGAGATCGAATACATCGACTTCACCGAAGCGGAGAAGCAACTCCTCGGCCGGGCACGAACGGCGCTTGAAAAGACGGAGGAGGAGCGCACGCCGGGCGAAAAGAAGCTGGCCAAAATGGCTGAGAGCGCCAAGGCGACGCTGGCGAAGCGCGTCGCACGGCGCATGACCCATGCCGTTTCCTCCAAGAACAAGGGCAGGCTCGAGGCGATGCTGGCCTGCGCCGCGCCGCATATTCAGCGCGGGCCGGACGAATTCAACGCGGATCCGCTGAAGGTGGCCGTCGCCGGGCATACGCTCGCGTTCCGCAAGATCAGGAAGCAGGTTCGCAATCCCGCCTTTGATGATCCCGATGACAGCCGGGAGGATATCCCGGAGATGATCACGGTCGACGATGCCGAGTTGAAGGTGTTTTCCGGGCACCGGCGGCAGGACATGGTCACGCAGGTGGTCCCGGTCTCCTACAGCCCCAAGGCAGCATGTCCGCGATGGAAGCGCTTTCTGGAGGACATGCTGCCGCTGGACGATGTCCGGCGCATGGTCCAGGTCGCCTCCGGGCTCGGCCTCATCGGCCTCACGGTGCAGCGGCTGTTCTTCCACTACGGTTTCGGTGCCAACGGCAAGTCGGTCTACATGGAGACGCTCTGCCGGCTGTTCGGCGATGTCGCGGTGACGCTGCCGTCGGAATCGTTCACGGGCGAGGGGAAAGGCGGCGGGGCCGCCAATCCGGACATGGCGCGCCTCTACGGCCGCCGGTTCTTGCGCGTGAAGGAGCTGCCGGAAGGCGAGCTTCTGCGCGAGAACCTGGTCAAGGACCTGACCGGCGGCGAGCACTTTACCGTGCGCGATCTGTTTCAGGGCTATTTCGACTTCAAGCCCATCTTCACCGGCCACATGTCCGGCAATGGCTATCCGCGCATCGACGGCGCCGACGAGGGTATCTGGCGCCGCATGGCCGTCGTGCATTGGCCGAAGACCATTGCGGAGGACAGGCGGCGAGAGTTCGAGGACGTGCTGGCGGATTTCGTGCCGGAATACTCCGGCATCCTCAACTGGTTGATCGAAGGCGTGATGATCTTCCTGCGCGAGGGACTGGTGATCCCTGAGCCGGTCAAGGCGAAAACGCAGGAATATCGAGACCTGATGGACCCGACCTCGTCGTTCTGCGCGCGTTGTGTCGTGGCGGAGCCCGGTGGGAAGCTGACGGCGAAGGAGTTCTATCAGGCCTATCTGGATTTCACGATCGATCAGGGCGGCAAGCCTGTCTCCCTGACCCGCTTCGGCCTCATCATGCAGAAGAAATACCGGCGCGAGGGCGGCCGGATGGTCCACTACCACGACGTCAAGCTGGTCGACCTGCCGCCACCCAAGCAGCCTGCCGGCGCAGGCGCTACCGATTTCGAGGGGCATCTGCGATGATTTCCCCGCACCCCTCCTTCTGGCTTGTCTCAAGTGCCGCAAAGTCTCGCATCGTTGATTTCGCTCACCTTTTCGCTGCGATAGTCGCGATAGTCAGCGATACTTGGCGATACTCTGAAAACGGCGAAAAGCATAATAAAAACAAAGCATTGCGATAGTTTGCGATAGTTTCGGACGGGTATAGCGCCAAGAGGGGGTGTGGGGGGATTGATGTCTTTTGGCTTAGCGTGACCAAAAACTATCGCAACTGTCGCCAAGCCAACCGATCCAATTGAAATCATTCAATAAAATTCACCGATAGACTATCGCTAAACTCTCGCTGAACTATCGCAAACTATCGCAAGGATTGAAGATGAAGACAGTGACCATTGATGAATTGTTGTCTTGGGCTTTCGTCCATGAATTGCCGAAAGGCGGCGGCGTAGACGGTTTGGACAACATGAATTCCGCCTGGCGGAGGCTGGAGGCCTCGTCATGGGGTAAAATCCTGAATTTTGCGGAATTGGGCGCCATGATCGACGCGGGGCGAAGCGATGGCGCGAATTACTTCATCGAGCAGGGCGAACCGCACGAGGACGCGGTCGAGGTCGGGCGGGCAGTGGCTGCGCTCGGCTGTTGCGACGTTCATGTGCCGGAAGGATGGAACTGCCTCACCGATTGGGCCGATACCGCCGGACTGGCCGACCGGGCCGTGCTCGACGTCGCCGCCAGATACAGGGCGCGGACGGCGGCGCGGCGGGCGCAGGGCATCGTGTCGCTTGTCATCGGTACGGCGATCCTCGCGCGTGAGCCCGGCTTCGTCGCGGAACAGCCGAAGGTGCGCATGGTGGAGCGCGACGGCAAGCCGGCCTGGTTCGCCATGCGCGCGATCAGGCTTCCCGACGAAACTTTCCACAGCATGGAGGTCGATGGCCGCGACCCTCGCTCGCGCAAGCCGTTCCGGGATGCCTACCGGAAGTATGAGTTTTCCGACAATCGAGCGCCGACATCATGGGGCGGCTGGACTATCAGATATGGATCGCGGCCTTGCGGCGCCTTGAGGCCGTCCTGATTGACCAGCTATCGGGTCACCGCCTCGTCCATTCTGACCGATCGATGACGCCGTGGCTGGAGCGGGACATGCCGGGGGTCCGTATCGTGGAGCGCGTGTCGCCGGACCTGCAAAAAAATCGCCCAACGATCTGTTGACCTGCGCCGCAAACTTGACATACACCTAGCCACGGTAAATCAGACGACGCACCCGCCCGGGCAGCCGCGGCGGGTTTTGCATTTCCGGGCCGGGCATTTCAGTGCTTTTCCCGTGAAACACGTCTGTTTCACGCTTCAACGGGATCGAGACGTGGCGACGTTGACGATGCGCTGGTCGGATATTTCCGGCATCCGGCGGATGGACAATGCTCTCGGCCGTTTGGAAGGTCCCCAGCGTCACAATGTGATGCGCCGCGCGGTCAATCACACCGGCGACAAGGCGCGGACCGTTGTGACGCGCACGCTCGCCAAGCAGACTGGCCTGCCGTACCGGGTCATTCGCCGCGCCATCAAGGTGCGGCGTGCGTTCGGCGCGACTGGCCGTGGTTCGCTCGACTATGTCATGTCGAGCGTCGGCGGCGACGTTTCGCTGAAATACTTTCGGGCGCGGGAGACGCGCTTGGGCGTCACAGCCTATCCGTTCGGGAAGCGCCGGACATTTGTCGGCAGCTTCATCAAGGCAGGTCGCTTTCCCAATCGCGTGCGGGCGAAAGGGTTGGGCGGGCACGTCTACGATCCCGACCGCTCGGTGAAGGGTTGGGGGCGACCGGTGGCCATGCGGGACTCTGGCGTCATCATCCCGCGCGAGATGACCAACGGCGAGACGCTCGAAGCGTTCACCACGCTGGTCAATCGCGAACTGCCGCGGCGCGTCCTGCACGAGATCACCTTCATGCTCCCCGGCATCTTCGATTGACGGGGCAGGGCGGCAGTGTGGCGGATGCGCAACACTTTAGGGACCGTACTCCTCTCCGCGCGCCCACGGGCAGAGATGCGCCCGAAAACTCGGCAGTCGCACAGGCCGAAAAGTTGGGTTGTCAGGGTTGTCAGGGCTGAATTCCGGGGTTGTCAGCGACCCGCGTGAGCAGAAGCGGGCGTGATGGCCGACGAAACCATGATCATGGCGACGCCGGCCGAGGTCGCGGCGCGTGACGGGGTCACCAAGCAGGCGGTCACCAAGATGGTGCGCCAACTGGTCGACGGCCACGCGCTGCCGGTCGAGCGCGACGGGCGGCAACGCGTCATCAAGTTCTCGCTCGCGCACTATGATCATCTGCGCAGCCAGTTCGACAGTTCCGCGAAGGTCGCGGCTGCCAGGACTGTCGATGCACCGTCCGCACCGGCGATGCCTGGGCCGGCAAGTTCGTCGAGAGATGAGGCTTTGCGTCAGGAGGCCTGGCTCAAGGTCTCTCGTGAGAAAATCCGGCGCCAGGAAGAGAACGGCCAGTTGGTTCGAGCCGATCTCCTGGCGCAAGCCCTCACGACGGTCGGTCTGGAGATCAAGGCGATCGTCCAGAGGCTGCAGAACCGGGCCGACGATATGGCGCTCGCCGTTTCACGCGAGGGAGCCCACGGGCTACGCGTCATGCTGCGGCAGGTCTCATTCGATCTGAACCAGCAGATCGCAGACAAACTTGCGGGGATCGCCGAGATGGCACCCGCATCGGACGATGCGCTCGACGACGGCGACGAGTTGTGACCGTGCATTTTCTGCCGCCGCATGCAGGAGCGCTTCGGCTTGCCGCCACCGCACTTGCGGACGCCATCCGGCCAAAGCCGCCGACGCCTTTTCGGGGGTGGCTGCCTGCAAACATCGAGCTGGTCGATGGACCGCGTAAGGGAGAGATGTGGGCGATCGAGGATGCGCCTTACCTCGGTGAGATCGCCGACTGTCTGAGCCAGGAGCACCCTTGCAACCTGGTGACGGTCAGGAAATCGCAACAGACCGGCGTGTCCGTGCTGGCATTGTCGTGGATGCTCTACATCGCCGAGATCGCGCCGGACAACGCGATCTATGCGCTGCCGTCGATCGACTTCCTTCAGGATATGAATTCCCTGAAGTTTCAACCGCTGATCGATGCCTGGCAGCGTCGCAGCGGCAAGATGATCATCATGCCGGCGGTGGCGCGTTCCGGTGCGGGATCGACGACATACGAGAAGAAGTTCGCAGGCGGCTCGGTGTCGTTGGCCAACGCGAACGTCGCCACCGACTTGTCGGGCAAGACCACGAAGTTCGGGGTCAAGGACGAGGTCTCCAAGTGGCAGACCCACGTCAACGGCGATGATCCCGAGACGTTGTTCTTCGGCCGGTTCACCGCCTTCAGGCGGACGAAGAGCTACAAGATCTTCGAACTGTCGACGCCAGAGATCGACACCGGCGACGAGCTCGGAGATGCGCCGGGGCATTGCCGGATCGATCGATCCTTCCGTCGATCGGATCAGAGATTCTGGAACATCGCGTGTGCGGAATGTGGGGGGCAGTTCAAGCAGGTCTACGAGGGTTTCCACCTCGACCGCGACCACCCGCATCGAAGCTTCTACGGTTGTCCCCATTGCGGCCATGTCATCACCGAACCGGAGCGGGTGGTGGCGGTGAGGCAGGGGCGGTACGTAGCGACTGCGCATGGGCCCGACCGGCACCCGGGCTTCCACGTCGATGCGTTCGATTCTCTGATGATGAGCTTCGAGGCGATTGCCGAAGACGTGCTGTCGCACTCGAAAGCGGGCGGCCTTGGCGACAAAGGCATCTACAACCTGGTCCTCGGCTTGCCGGCCAAGGAAAAGGGGAATGCGCCGGATCATGAGCGCCTCATGGAGCGGCGCGAGGACTATCCAGAGGGCGTCATTCCGCCAGAAGGCTTGATCGTCGTCGCAGGCGCAGACGTGCAGCACAACGGCATCTGGGCCGAAGCGGTCGCATTCAGCGAGGACCGGCAGAGCTGGGACATCAAGGCAGAATTCCTTGACGGACCTACCGACAACATCGCCGTCGGCGCATGGCCTAAGCTCGAGACGTTCTACCGGACACCGCTGGTCGATGCCTTCGGCAACCAGCGGCGCATCGAAGCTATAGCCGTCGACGGCGGCGATGGCGGCCGTATGAACCAGGTGCTCGAATGGTGTCGGCGGCAGCCGGATGCCCGCGCCATCAAGGGTGTCGCAGGGCGGGGTGTACCGGCGATCAGCGCGCCGTCGAAGAAATCCGTAACGAAGCGGGGCAAGCGCAAGCGATTTGGCAGCGCGATGCTGTGGCCTGTCGGCACATGGACGCTGAAAAGCGAGTTCTACGCTAATCTGCACAAGCCTGGCCTAGCGGCGGGAGAACCGGCGGATCCTCCGGGGTATTGCCACTTTGGCCAGTTTCTGGGGAAGGAGTTCTTCCTTCAGATCACGGCCGAAAGTTTCGTGACCGAACTGGTAAAAGGCAAGCTCCACGAAGAGTGGCGGCGCCTTCGCCCTGACAATCACCTGCTGGATTGCAGAATCTACGCCATGGCCATGGCGGAACTGCTCGGCCTTACCCGGATGTCGAAGGATGATTGGGCGAGACTGCGGTCCGCCATAGCGCCTTCATCCGTGCCTGACCTCTTCACGCCTTTGCCGGTGCGCATAGCCGCGGCTCCGGCAACGCCAGATGCAGATTCGGCGGAAACGCAGCAGGCTTCAGCGCCTGAAAAGGAGAACCGATGGAAGCGCCGGCGTTGAAGCCTCGGGTCCGGGTGAAGGCCGGTCGTGCTTCCGCCGCAGGTGCGCCTGAAAAAAGGGCAGGCTTTCTTCGCGACAGCCGCTCATCCGTCATCAACATGCGGCCGGCTGCACTGCGCGAAAGCCGCGATGAAATCAGAGCGGTGTGGCGCCGCTCTGCCGGCCTGGCGCTCGATCTGATCCAGAACTCCGGGCGACTGCGTGGCGCGGCCGACCAGGTGATTGCCGATACCGTCGGCGTCGAGCTGGTGCTCAATCCGCAGCCAGACCTCTCTCGGCTCGGCTACGATGCAGTAGAGACGGCGGATTTTGTCCGGCAGGTGAAGTCGTGGTGGAAGCGGTGGGCCTGGTCTCCGCGCGAGTGCGACCTGCGCGGCAAGTTCACGGTGCCCCAGCTTGTGGATGTTTCTCTGCGCTGGGACATGGCTTTCGGCGAGGCTACCGGCGTCATCGAGTATATGAGCCGATCGC